GTAGAAGACAAAGAACTCAATGCTGAGTTAAGTGCCGATACACCAGTCGAGCTGTCATTTACAGTACTTTCTAGCGCTGTTATATCACTGGCATTGGTAGTAATGCTGTTACCTTGGGTTGTAACTGTAGATGACAAAGAGCTCAAGGCTGAATTAAGAGCCGATACACCAGTCGAGCCATCGTTTACTGTATTCTCTAGTGCTGTTATATCAGTAGCGTTAGTAGTTATGTTATTACCTTGAGTTGTAACAGTAGAAGACAAAGAACTCAATGCTGAGTTAAGTGCCGATACACCAGTAGAACTATCGTTTACTGTAGTCTCTAACGCTGTTATGTCACTTGTGTTTGTGCTTGTAGCACTTTCTGTATTACTTACTCTAGTAGTTAAGGTAGACAAGGCTGATGCTGTAGCAGCTACACCGGTAGAGCTATCGTTTACAGTATTCTCTAAGTTTGTAATTGCAGTACCTTGGCTAGTATTAGTACTGTTAATAGTTACTATAGAACTCTGGGCACTTGCCATAGCACCTGTAAGTGTCGTACCTGTAAAGCTAGTAGATCCTACAGTTGCCACGAGAGTAGCATCTCTTGATTTTTCCCAGTCATTGTTAGATGAGTTACGTGCATACACCTGGTTGTTGTCATCTGTATCTACCCATATGTCATGGGCCTGTAGAGCAGATCCATCATCTCTTTGTGTAGGAGCAGAGGTAGATTTTATAACTCTAGTAGAAGCAGTAGCGGCCGTGCTAGCAGCAGTAGCAGCGTTACTAGCAGTAGTAGCAGCGTTACTAGCAGCAGTAGCAGCGTTACTAGCAGCAGTAGCAGCAGAGTCAGCAGTTGACTGAGCTGCAGCCGCAGCACTAGATGCGCTGTTGGCTGTTGACTGTGCATTATTAGCTGCTGTTTGTGCTGTAGCTGCATCCGATGCAGCAGAGTTAGCTGCTGTTTGTGCGGTGTCTACAGCTGTATCTAATGTACCTAACGCACTAGCAAGACTAGAAGTATTACCATCTACTATTACTTGCATGTCATTTTGTAAATTAGTAAAGCCAGGTAGGTTAGCTAGTTCTTCACTAAGCTGTTGCATGACTGCGCCTACATCAATTGCTGTAGTAGCAGACGTGCCTTCGGTATCGTTCCAGGGGCCAGCTACATCCGACGTAGTTACATACCTAACCCAATAATAATATTTTTGGTTATATCCGACCTCGTCCGTGTACACAAAAGCATTGCTAGTCGATATACGTACGGCACCGCCAAGAGCATTGTCTTGTGATCTCCATATCTCTGAGTAAGCATGATTGCCATAACTAGCCTTAGTCCAAGATAAAGTTATAGAAGTAAATGCAGCAGAAGCTTCTAATGTACTAGGAGCAGGCGGCGGGGTTGTAGAACCACCTGTACCTGGAGGTTGTGATATACCACCAGATACACCTACCTTTTTATTTTTTACTTGTACTATGCCGTTGTCTGATAACTCCCTAAGAGTAACAGCTCTATCTAGTGGGTCACCACGTTGGCCTAATCTTACTTCTAAGGCTTCTTTAATTGCATCAAGAGCAAGCTTTAGTTCTCTATCGGTTTTAGGTGGTATGTTCTTAAGAGCAGGTAGTTTAGTTTTAGCCATTACACACCCTTAAGCTCTATAATTGACTCTCCTAGGCATACTTCATTTACAACTTTTGCAGACTCTACTTCAAACGCAAAGGTTTTATGTACACTTGCTGGTAAACGTACTACTGGTTCAGGTATGGCTGTAGCACTAAAACTAGGAGTAGTTCCCGTTACACTATAACCACTACCACTTGTAGAAATAGTAGCATTATAGATAACACTATTATCTCCATATACTTTTAATGTTACTGGATAAGCTTCTGCATCCACTTTTGCAAACCCAAAACTTGTATGCCGTGCTACTGGAAACTCTTTACTCTTCCAATTGTACGTAAGGTTATTAGTGCTGCCTTGAAACTTTTTAATTTTATTACCTATTATTAAATACAACTGGTTGTCATCTGGGTCAGTAAAACCACCACGTATCAAAGCACTTGCATCTAAATCTACTAGAGCATTTGTACCTTGTCGGGGGTCGAATATAAAACCACCAAAACCAGAACCTGTATTGTAGAAACCTACATATCTACCTTGCCAATAAAAACCTGTAATAGTAGAAGGGTAATAATTAGCTTGCCATTGTTCTGGTGTTACTAAACCTTCTGTTAAGTTTTGTGCTGCTGCACCTGCTGCAACCATAAGGCCGTTAGGGCCGGCATAGTAAACAGACTCTCCCATATCTACCATAGACCTTTTACTTAGTCCGGCTTCTGCTGTTTCTATCTTTATAGCTACCATAGCAGATGGGTCAGTACCGGTTACTAGATACGGTGTACCTTCTGTAGTAACAATTAGCCCATTAGAAGTAGCTTCCATACCGACAATCTTTTCTTCTATACCTATTCTGTAGTTAGCTGGCCAAGCATGTGGCTGATATGCTTCACTAAAACATATTCTATTGCCAGTAAATCCAGCAAAAGTACCATTACCTAAAGCTAGTAAACCTTTCATAGGCCCATCTGGATATAAAGATGTATCATCATCTGGTGGTGCAATCCAATCACTAGAAGGTAAAAGTTCTGCTAATTCAGCATTTTGAGATGTGTCCGTGTATGTTGTAGCTGACAATGCAACTTCTGCTACGAACTGGAATTGAGTAGAATTAGAACCTGTATTGGATCTATATATTCTTTTCTTCGATAAGTTTGTATTAGTAATTGTTGTAGACGTTTCTAGGTTAGATAGGTTTACAGACATATTATCATCTGTAGTTATAACTGTAGATGCTGGTGATGGAGGCCCTTCTTCCCCATATGCAGATACAAACGTATAAACAAAAGAAGTTTCATAGTCTAATTCTGCATCTGAGTTTTCACCAAAACTAGCACCATTTGATATAGAGCTACTAGTAACACCAGAAGTAGCAGCTGCAGATAAGATAACTGTAACTGTAGTATCACTAGGCACTGTTCTTATCCTAAATGTTCCGTTTATATCAGCAGCATCTATACCACCTATCGTACCTGTTACATTTGCAATTGTTATGTAGTCATCTACTGAAGCGCCATGAGCTGATGCAGTAGTAACAGTTATAGTAGAACTTTCATTAGTAGTTGTTATTGTTATATTGAGGGTGGTACCCCCACCTACTGCCACTGTGGGAGCTGCAGTTGGGGCAGGAATACCTAATCGATAACCAGCATTTGGAAATACACTACCACCTATAACATCAGAACTTCTACCCATTTTAGGAAAAGATTGACCCGACCAGTATATCGTGTCGTTAGTATCTCCTGGTATAGGACTACGCACGACATCTACATCTTCATCAAACTGTAGCCAACGTTCTGGGCTATCGGTGTATTTAAATATAGTTTGTCTGCTGGAATTAGAAAGAGTTAAAGTATCAGAATTATCTCTGATAGGCACTAAACGACCACTCTCAAGGTTTACATCCGTAGCTACTGTAGCTAGTTCATCCTTTAAGAGACGTGGTGAAGCTTTAGGAGCGAGCCCTCCAAAAGTATTAAGTTTAATATATGCCATTTGTTCATTATACAGTATTCAGAACTGACTTCTGCAGTTCTCGACTCCTTCTTCCTACTTGATTAAACCACCTGCTGTCTTCCATTTCAGCAGCCATCCTTTTCCAATCATGCTCTCTGCATGCTGCTAGCATGTTGCGGAACTTAGAAAGCCTAGTCCCTCCTAGATTAAAACACATATTTACCAACACGTGTTGAATATTTTCGGGCAGGTTATAAAAATCTTCTTCCTCACCAAACACGTGCAATGCTTCATCTACATGCTTAATAAAATCATCCTCATAATACATGTCTACTACTTCTTGAGTAACTGGTGTGCCTACTTCCCAGTTATATTCTGGGTCTTCTGGTTTACATAAGTGGCCTACGCCAAGTGTCTTGTAGCCTAGACTATCTTTGTATATTTCTAAGACCTCGCCCTCGTGTCTTTTAATCTCTTCTTTTAGTAGTTCTATATTCATGGGGTTATTATCCTGTCGTCTACTGCTTTGATGTCATCTTCTTTCATAAAGACTTGCAGTTCTGTGACAACGGTTT